ACCGTTGGAAAGGTGGTTTTGGCGCTGGTCGTGCAAATGCTCTTAATTCTGGCGTTAATATGATTACTGGACATACTCATCATTTGTCAGTTATGCCTGTAAACGACTATAACGGTATTCGTTGGGGTGTACAAACAGGTACGCTATGTGACCCTAATGGGCAGCAATTTGCCTATACAGAAGACACTCCTAAAGATTGGAATTCAGGGTTTGTAATGTTGTCATTTGAGCGCAGTAAACTATTACAACCTGAAATGATTAGGGTTTGGGGTGAAGATGAAGTGGAATTTAGAGGCAAAATACATCAGGTATGAAGCTAACGCCAATTTTACTTAAACATTTATACAGCGCTGTTTACTGTATGAAGCCTTTTTGTAATTACAAAAGCATGCCTTTGCCAGAAGAAATTGATTTTATAGTAGACAAAGGTGATGACATGGGGACTTATTTATATGACCCATCTAATGACAAATATGAGCATACAATTACTATTTCTGAGGTTCGTTGTGGGACTTTGGACACGGTTTTGAAAGTGCTTCTACATGAGTGCATCCATATGAGTAGGCACAAAAGCTCTCGCTGGACACATCACGACAAGGAGTTTCGTAAGCGAGCGCACCGAATTTGGTCTGAAATTGGTTTCGTAGACCCTCTTGAGCTTTAGTCATTCCTTAGTTCTTTTTCCAAGTCTTTGGTCAACTCGCTCCAAGAGCCACGCATAGGTAACGCCCCATTTATTTTCAAAGCCCTTTGTACCCAATCCGTGAACCCCACTATTTCCCCTATGGTGTTCTGGGCATAACGGCAAGACAGGGGATGTAGACCTGACAGCACCATATCTCCGCACATGATGGATTTCTGCTGGCGAACCGCCTTCAATCCCAAGGAGTTCGGAGCATAAAATACATCCGAGTTTTGCAACCTTATTGAGAGCGTTCTTTTCATTTTTGGTTGCCATTAAATGTGTTAAACCAACCTATGTAATATTGTTTAAATTCTTCCCAACCATTACCTATTAACTCACAACCACCCGTAGGTAAAACTTCATAAAACTTTTGTATATTTACACCATTGTCGGTGTCGCCACGAATAATTACAACATTGAAGTCAGGCTTTTTAGCTAATGCTTCCAACATATATTGCTGGCCCTTACTTACACTTTCTTTTGGGCGTTTCCATTCCATTATTAAAAAATGACCTTTTGTTTCTGCAATGCCGTCTACATTACTAGGGGTAAACCCGGGTGCATTAACTAACCCTACAAAATCCCCATAATCAATGTGGGTTGGGCTAGAGTCACGCATTAGCCTAGCCATTGTTTCCTTACTTGGTCATAAGTAGAAAACTCTAATTTAATAGTTTCTTCAGCTAAATCGTTGGCTATTAATGTAGCTTTTTCATATTGTTTTTTTAGGGTAGCGTTGTGGTAGCATTTTAATAGTCTTTGTATACGCAAATAGTTTTCAGAGTAATCTGTCATTTCTTTTGTGCCTTTTCAAAGTAAGGATTTTGTTGTCCGCAATTCTTACAAAAAGTAAGCATTCCATAGGTTATTGGTTCAGCACCTATTAAGCGTTCTATTTCAGCTTGTTGTTGGCGTAGCTTTTCAATAATCCATTTGCCTGCTATATCATCTTTAAACCACAGTGTTGGAGATTTTTCTAATTCATCAGCTAAATCATTTGCGTTCATTTAGTTAGTCTTTCAATATTACGGTTACTTGCTTCAGTTGTTCTCCATGCTTCAAAGCGCATTTTGGCTGCTTCTAATTGCCAACGCAACGCTTCCGTCTGTTCTGTAGCCGTTCCAATTGCCTTGCATAAATCTTGGTACTCTTGGCTTCTATAAGCCTCTCGTTCTTGAGCGCCCAAACTCTGTTCGTCTGTTTGCGCCATTTTAATCGCCTTAAGAGAACTTTTAAAAGCTTCCAATTCCGAGAGTTGACCTTTGGCTTTCGCATATAAAGGCGCAGTTTTAAAGATAAAGTCGATGGCATCATTGGGGTCATAGTCTTTCATAGTTTTCCCCATTGGTCTGCCATAGCGTCAGCAATGCCTTGAAATGTTTTATTGCGTATTTTTTTAATTTCTGTGGTGTTATAGCCTAACTTTTTACCGTTAGGCCCAACAGTATCATGCGACCAGCTAGGCATACGCTTACCAGACTTGGTTATATAAAAATTGCCTTTATCAACCACTTTGGTGTGTTGCAACAAAGGTAAATTTTTAAGCCACAAACAAGTGGTTTTTTGCGCTTCATGCCCAAAATGCCAAGGTTGAATTATTTGATTAGGTTTTCTATAAATAGATGACATTATTCCTACAGGGTTTTCTATGGCAACTCTAGGTATATCAGCGTTTGCAACTTTTAAAAAAAAATTAATACCTTGTTGTTGTCTGCCGTCTGCCCTTTTTTGTGCAAAATGTTTAGCACCACTAACGGCTAAATGAGTGCATGGTGGAAACGCTATCATCATATCCCAGCCGTCATTGATAATGTCAAACATATCACCTTGGTAATGTGGCCCTGGCATATCTGTAGGTTCAATATCACAACTTACAGCTTCATGCCCTGCTTTAATAAAAGCATCACGCACAGTACCGCTAAATTCACAAGCTACAAGCACTTTCATTTAAGGTTCATCCATAACCCTATTTGGGCCGCAGCGTAACCAACCCAAATTAAACCATTAGACAATGAGCCTTTAAAATATTGGGTTATACCTACAACCAAATATCCTAACCCAGTAGCAGCAACAATAATTTTATCTATTTCCATCCTATTCCCCTATTCCCCTTAGAATACTGGTCTACAAAATCGTTTAAGTATTGATGTAAATTAGGCGACTTGCTTATATACACACGAAATTTAGTAAGTCCCCATTCTTTTCTGTATTTACACAGTTGTCTTACTGCACACTCATGCCTAACTTGCTCATACATTTTGCTTTAAGGCTTGCATAGGTGTCATAGCCGTTACTAGGTATACCCAATTCTTTTGCTTTAGCTTCAATTCCTTCATTACTAAACATCCATTCTTTAGACTCTTTTTTCTTTTTGGGCTCAATTATTAATACATCTTCCCAACGCTCTTGGTTTAGCCAAGTAGCTGGGTGGGGTATAAATTCTAACTCAATCTCTTTTATGTCCCAATAAATAATATGGTCATCCAAAGCCTTACAAGCATCTAATTGCTGTTGTTCGGTTAGCCTAGCAAATGCTTTCTTGGCTACTGCTTTGGCTACCTTTCGTGGATATAACGCCCAGAATTCTTCAAACATTTCTGTGATACCTATTTAAAGGGTTGTTAATCATGTTTTTAAGAAGGTCATCAATAGTACTAAACCATTGAATGACTTTCATGCCATCATGCGTGTAAATGGTAAAACTCAATTACCTTTTACCTTTTGGTCTACAAGTTGCACCATAAGGTTAGCTATAAACAAAGCTTGACCTTCGCCTTCGGTATGGACTTCAACTTCGTTGCCTTTGGCGGTAATAACTACGGTTGCTTGAGTTAGCTTTTCAGCGTCTAGTCTATCTTCTGTAGTAAATGTAGTCATTAATATCCCCAAGGGCGTATAGGTTGTGCAGGTTGTGGCGGTATGTATGGTGTGTATTGCGTAGGTTGTGGCGCTTGGTAAGTACCTTGGTATTGACCAGCAGCACCGTAAAAGTTTACCTGGTTACCACTTGTTTGTGCGCTACCTTGGTATTGCCCTGCTGGGCCGTAATAGTTGGCAGTATTGCTAGACTGTTGAATGTTGCCTAAATATTGGCCTTGTGCGCCATATAGGGCTTGTGCTTTTGCTGGTACTCCGTATGCAAACATACAACCTAGCAATGCACCTAATAAACAGCTACCTAAAAAGTCTTTCATTTAAATCCCCTTAAATGTTTACTCGTTATTGAGTACTTCTAGTTTCTTTACTTCTATGGCTAATGTCTACTATCCAAAACCCTAAGTTGTTTTAAAACCACTTCCAAGAGGTTTGAGCACACCTAGCCTACCTAGGTTTGCCTTCAAATGTTCTTCCATTGAGGAGTCGCATCACCCGACAGTCTTGCATGGTATAGGCACTATCTTCGCCACCTATATTTGCGCTGTTTCAACCATTACCCCCAGTAGCGCTGTAATTCCCTATTCCCTGGTATGTCGTTAGAGCCTCAAAATAGGAAAGCTAGTTTACTACAAATATTTGCCCATGTGGAATTCCCCATGAAACCCAAAAGTTTGCAAGTTTGACAATTCTCTTTCGTAAGAAAAGTACCTTGCTAATTCTTCTGGCGCAAACTTAATTCCATTGCTTACAAGGTAATCCCTATTTACATGGCAAATAAGGTCATCCTCATTTAAGTCTTTATACACAAACTTTGGCTCTGCGGTCAACTCTAAAAGTCGTTTACTTCTAAGGGAAAACCCTCCATTACCAACACGCACCCCTTCGGGATGCCAAGGCCATACTGCACCTATGTAGTCGTAGTCTAAAAATTGAGGCTGCCAAGCGTTTGCGTCAATTACCCAGCCATCCCATTGCACCATTAAAACAAAGTCCGTCTTGATGTATTTATGCAACTCTTGAAGCATAAATTTGCTATAGGCTTGTTTGCTGTTAATGCTCATGTGGTCAATAAACAATTCATCACCGTATTGAATTTGGCGTTTACTTCTTTCCATAGCTTTTAAAGCTAATTCAGGCTGTACTGAGTCTATGGCGCAAATGGTTACATTACTCAGCTTCATTTTGTTTGCCAAAGGCGTTGTTTTTGAGCAACTCAGGCCATATAAGCCAAAAGCTAGTAGGAAACAAGTCTTGCCTAGTTACTAAACCATGGCTTTCTGTTTCAATTCTTGCGCCCAAAAACATATATTTGTCTGCTGGAATACCCCTAATACGCCAATTGGAAACAGCAGCAGGGTCTACTTTGCACATTCTTGCTACCTTTGCTGTACCACCTAGTATGTCAATGATTGCCGTGTCGGTTAATTTTAATTTTGTGTCCATTCACGCAGTTTAACTTAAATGTTGTTTATTTGCATGGACTTTACTTTTTTTATTAACCTGTGTTAAAGTCTTTATATAGCAATTTTGCTATGCGCCAAAGGGAGAAATAACATGGATGAAATGGCACAGGTAATGATGGAAATGGAAGAACGCTTAGAA